GGTGCTGGAGGCTTTGGACTTGGAACTTCATATGATGGGGTTGGTATTTCTGGGAACTGTACTATTCTAGATGTAGCTACTGGCGATTTTTTTGTATCAATATTAATCCAATATCGGTATGCAAATAATATATTTAAACGGTGGGTCTGATTACTAGATGCATGATTTAAATCCATAATATTCATATTGCGGGGAAATGCCTCTAGCAGTTCTATTTCATGCGTGACGTTATCTTGTTCATCTAATTGTCTGATAAAAATACTAGTTATGTAGTTCATTTGATACCCTACTGTAAAGGTAGAAGGGTTTACTATATAATGCATCCAATCTTCAAAAAATTTTCTTACCTGCATATCACGGTCAACGTGAAAAGTAAGTGCTATACCATCACCACCATAATCAGATGTCATAGGTCTTTGGTAGGTAGGTCCAAATATTTTAAACCCTTTGGTAGCAATAGTTAAAGAAGGAATAGAGGCTTGTTCACAATATAGACTTACCAAATCTCCATCAGTTTTCATTGAGCCGGCTAATGCTACAGGGGGTAATATAAAGACTTCAAAGCGATTAGTTCTAGCAAGACTTTTATTTTTAATAGTACTTGTAAACTTATCTAAATTAAACGAGTTGGTTGCCATTAAAATTTACCCATTGAGTCTCTCCAGATCTCTTGTTTTGAAGCCCCTACAAAGCGCTCAACCGGTAACTGTGAGGCAGTTACCCAATCGGGGTATTTTATTTTAAAAAATCTTGACTTTAAATGTTCGTAAAGATAATGTTTAACACTAGCTTTGGCAGGCGCAAATTTTGTTGCAGAATTTAATAATTTCCAATTTAACAATAACCTTGTATCTTCCCCGTGTGTTTTATCATTAGCAAGAACACTTAATGCGCCTAACAATTTAAATCTAACTGCATAAGGAAGATAGTGTAAATTTAATCCAAAAAAACCACCACTTATTTTTTTAAAAGGTAAAACTAAAGGAAACTTATCCCAGTAAGGTAAAGTTTCTTTAAATTTTGCATCGTAAAAAAACATGTACATTGCGCCAGGTAAAATTTGATTTGTTAATTCTGGAGCATTCGACATTAACTTATTGGGACGCACATCCTTAAGAGTCCTAATTTGGGTCTGATACCAGTTAAGGGATTTCTGTGCATCACCTGCTTTGAGGCGAATATCGGCAAAAGGATTAGTGGAGGTAGCCATATGAATATTTATCCATTAAATACCAAGATCCTTTTCAGTTAATACCATGAATTTCATATTACGATCAACGCAATATTCATTTGCAGCCTTCCATTTAGATTGATTGACCCCATATTGAAATACCTCGTCTATAAATCTCTTAGTTTGCCGTTTAGGTATTTCTGGGGGCTTTGTGAATCTCTCTGGTTTTATTTCGACTAAATATTTGGTAATTATACCTTTTTTATCTTGAACTTTTATATAGAAATCAACATAGTACCGGTGCACTTTATTATCTACCGGGGACTTATAAGGAATAATCATGGTTTCAGACCCCCATTCTAATACAGACGGGTTGGTATCGCACCACTTCATGAATTTTAATTCCCAAGATGATCGATAAATGACATCATGAACGTCACCTCTATACTTGGAAGGGTTAATTACTCTGTAACGACCCTTGTAAGTTGCTTTGTACATAACGGATAAATATAACGTAATTAACTATTTATGGAATATCCATGGCATCCTACTCAGACTACGTAGATTCCACCCAGAAACAATATACAAACCCGTCTACATTTAAACTTGATGTTGGTAAATACGATATTAATACTACTACGTATCCTTCAGATTTAGGAGCGCCTGATCTTGCCCATTTTGTATTATTTAATATAAATGTAAAAGGCAAGTCGGTTTTAGATCCTCACCTTTCTACCTATACACTTTTAAATGAAATCAAACGAGGCCCGGATTCTGCTAACCTTACAAAATAACAAATAGCAAGCCCAGTAATAAGAGGTGTAACTTTTACAGCGGCTGGCGCTACTGCTGGGATTGCAACAACTGCCCTAGTTAATAGTGCATCAAAAGCTGTTTTTAAGACTGGAGGTGCTGCTGAAAAAGTTGCATCAACTGCAGGTACAGTTATTGGGGCTGGTGTAGGGTTAGCTGTTGGTGGGGCAATGGCTACCTCAGATATTTTAAAGCCTGATAAGACGTTTAGAATTACAGACGCCATTGCACTTTATATGGATGCGCCACCTACTGTTAAATATAATATGAATTATGCTAATAAAGACCTAGGTACTTTATTGGGAGTATTAAGCGGTAGTGTATTTGATAGTAAGGGATTTTCAGCGGGATCTGCAGAGGCTGCAACTGCAATGGGCGCTTCTTTAGCAAAGTTACCTGGCGCATTCGGTGGGGCAGATGTAGCTTCAGCACTAAGTGTATCATCAGGTACAGCACTTAATCCATTTAAAGAAGTGGTTTTTGAATCTGTAGACTTTAGATCCTTTGCATTTAAATATAAATTTTTTCCTAAAAGTCAAGGTGAAGCTGATAGTGTATATAATATTATTAAGACGTTTAAAGAGCACATGCACCCGACATTAAATAATGATAGTAAATTATTTTTTATTTACCCTTCTGAATTTCAAATTACTTATTATTTTGAAGGGGGTCCAAATCCCTACTTCCACAAATTTAAGCCTTGCGTTTTAGAATCATTAGATGTAAGTTACGGGGGAGATCAATTCTCTTCTTTTGCCGATGGCAAACCAGCAGAAATTCATTTAAGTATGACATTTAAAGAAAATGAAATTCTTACTAGAGATAGTATTAGGGATGGTTATTAATGTATTTTCAAAACTTTCCTTATACATACTATTCACTTGATGATATTGCAACTACCCAGATTGTAACTAATATATCTCTACGGGTTCGATTAAGTGATGAGTTAAAAAACAATTTTTCATTATTTGATAAGTACGATATTAAAGATGGGGAAACTCCAGAAATTCTTGCAGATAAGTTTTATAGTAATCCACAATTGCATTGGATTATTTTACATACCAATGATATCTTAGATCCTAGATTTGATTGGCCTTTAACTACCAACAACCTTGTTTTATTTGCACAAGGTAAATATAATAATGTTAATGCACCCCATCACTACGTAGACGCTAATAGTATTATAACAAATGCAAACGTTTTTTTAAACTCTAGTTCACAATTTACAAATTTTAATAATAATGACGTTATTGTTAATGTAACTAATAATGGTACAGGGGTTATAACTAAATTACAAAGTTATTCAAATATAATAGTAACAGTAACCGATGGTGGGTTTATTACAGGAGATAAAATTGCTTTAAGTTCTAATGCAAATGCAAATGCTAATATAACCTCAACCTCAATTATATCAGGTACCCCTGTAACTAATTTACAATATGAAGACACATTAAATGATACCAAACGTAAAATTAATATATTAAAGAATAGATATATCGATTCTGTTATTAGCGATTTTAAAATTAAGTTGAGTAGTATATGAGTGCTAAGGAAGGTCTACAGAGAGCTGGGGAAGTACGGATTGAGGAGCTTAAGCTAATCACCTCTGGTAATGATATTATAGATCTTAATGAGTTTTTAGTTGAACTTAATATATTTGAAGACATTTTTACTAATTATATGTACGGTACAATCGTACTTACCGATAGCAGAAATTTAATTGATAAGTTTAACATTCACGGTGAAGAATTATTAAATGTACAGCTTAGAACCCCGACCTTTGCAGACAACGCAGTAATAAAAAAATCCTTTAGGGTTTTTAGACTTTCAGATAGAGAAATAGTTAGGGATACAAATACTCAAAATTTTGTATTACATTTTGTATCCCAAGAAGTATTTTATGATGTTTTATTACCTTTATTTGTAGCAAGAGAAGGTGTAATTTCCGATGTTGTGGGTGATTTATTTTCCGACTTTATTGCAACCTCTCGTAACTTTGATATTTCAGAGGCTAATGATGAAATTAAAGAAAACGATAGACCAACTGAATTAATTATTATTAACGAAACATCTAATAAAATTAAATTTGTTTCCCCAGGGTGGTCACCTTTTAAATGTATAAATTGGTTAGCCTCAAAATCTATTTCTAAAGACGGGCAAGCAAAGAACTTTATATTTTTTGAGTCTAATAAAAGTTTTTATTTTGGTACTATAGAAAGTTTATTTAGACAAGCTTCAGAAAACAACAATTATATTGGTCGTTATCGAATTGCAGCTTCTAACATAAGAGAGAACGAACAAGAACAAAATATTAATCGTGAGTTGTTTCTTGCTAAAGAGGTTTCAATGATAGAAACTACCGATTATATTAAAAATTATACCAACGGTTATTTAGCCAACCGACTGGTATATCTTGATGTATTAAATAAAGAATATCAATTAATAGATTATGATCATGTAACAGATTTTGAAAAACAATATCATACTTCTGGTGATGGTAAAAAAGCAACTCCTATTTTTGGTAAAGATACCTTTAGAAATGCAGCAACAAGTATAAGTTTTTATCCTAAAAATCCAAAATTGTTTGATGGTGTTCCAGATAACATAAGTGAAAAAATGGGCGAGATTTACGGTAATCGTTTATCTAGTATGCTTGAGTTAACTAATATAAAGATGAATATTACAATACCTGGTCGTACAGATATAGAAGCCGGTAGAATGTTATATTTTGAATACCCTGCTTTAGGTGCTAGAGAGCAAGGAGATACATCAGAGGATATGCAGGATAAACAATACTCTGGGTATTATTTAATTACTGCTATTCATCATAAAGTTAATAAGTTAGAACACATGATGACATGTGAAATTGTAAAAGATTCTTTAGACATTGATAAAAACACTTCTAGTACATAATGCAAAAAATATTTAATAAAGATGGTTTTAATTGGTGGATTGGGGTCGTTGAAGACCGCATGGATCCAGAGAAACAGGGTAGATGCAGAGTAAGAATCTTTGGCTATCATACCGACAGTAAGGAACTTTTACCTACAAAAGATCTTCCATGGGCAATACCTATTCAGCCAATTACGTCGGCGGCAATATCTGGTATAGGATCATCCCCACTAGGACCTGTAGAAGGTAGTTGGGTAATAGGTTTCTTCTTAGATGGTGAAGACTGTCAACAACCGGCTATATTTGGTACAATAGCTTCAAAGGCTGCTAAACAAGCATTTGCTCAAACAGAAGAGCCTGCATTAGTTACCAATAACAACGATGGTTTGTTAAGAGACGGTAATGGTAATGTTGTACTTGATGGTAGCGGTAACCCTGTTCAGGCAGGTACTCCGTCGGTCGAAGGTTGGGTACTTGGTCAAACATCAGAAAAATATGAATCTGGTGGTAAAGGTCCTAGTGCTATTAATGATTATAAAGGAGCTGCAGGGGGCGATCTAGGTGGTGCATCATACGGTACATATCAACTTGCCTCTTATCTACCTGCTACTATGACAAATGGCAGATCTAGACCATCGGCTAAAAATTCA